TTTTTTGCCGCCGCCGCCGGGGTAACTTGGTTCGGGGTCGGATTATCTAGAACGATTCTAAAGACCCCCCACCCCCATATAACAGGGGTGTTGCGTATTGTAGGTGTGCTGTAATACTTAGATTGATAAATTCATTGGAAGATAATATCATTCGGGCATGAGCCGAGCATTAGACGCTATTCCCCAGGAAGACCTGCTAGAGATTCTTGCCCTGCAAGAACAGCAAGAAGTCCTGCATCGCCGCGGTGAAGCGAAAGAGAAGTTTATGGCTTTCGCTCACCACGTGTATGATAATTTCATTGAGGGGAACCACCACCGTGTGATTTCCGAAAAGCTTGAAAAAGTTGCCCGGGGGGAACTAAAACGCCTGATCGTAAACATGCCACCCCGGCACTCTAAAAGTGAACTAGCATCATACTTAATGCCTGCCTGGTTTTTAGGCAGAAACCCAAAACTGAAAATAATTCAGGCAACGATGAACACCGAACTAGCTACCCGCTTCGGCCGTAAGGTTCGTGACCTTGTTGATGACCCGCTATACAAAGAGATCTTCCCTGATACCAGGCTCAAGGCTGACAGTCAGGCCGCTGGTCGCTGGGAGACTGAGCAGAAAGGCGAGTACTTTGCTGCTGGTGTTGGCGCGGCAATGACTGGTCGTGGCGCGGACTTGCTGATCATCGATGATCCGCACTCGGAACAAGATGCTTTGTCGTCTACCGCGTATGACAATACGTACGAATGGTATACCTCGGGTCCCCGGCAACGTCTCCAGCCAGGGGGAACCATCATTATCGTGCAAACCCGCTGGTCGAAAAAAGACCTGACCGGCCGGTTACTGAACGAGCAGTCAAAAGACACCATGGCGGATCAATGGGAGGTGGTAGAATTTCCTGCGATACTTCCGTCCGGGTCCCCATTGTGGCCTGAGTTTTGGAAAAAGGAAGAACTGCTGGGGGTGAAGTCGTCATTGTCACCCACCAAGTGGAACGCGCAGTGGCAACAAGATCCGACATCCGAGGAAGTAGCCATGATCAAGCGCGATTGGTGGCGCACATGGGAAAAGGAAAAGGTACCGAGGCTCAAGTATGTATTACAATCTTACGACACCGCGTTTTCAAAAAAGGAAACAGCGGACTACACGGCTATCACGACATGGGGCGTGTTTGACCCAGAAGAGGACGGCGTTGACCACATCATTTTGCTCGACGCGAAAAAAGACCGATACAATTTCCCGGAGCTTAAAGAAGTTGCCACCGAGGAATATGAATACTGGGAGCCGGACATGGTTCTTATCGAAGCCAAGGCGAGTGGTACACCTCTTGCTGACGAGCTCATGCGGATTAACATCCCGGTCAATACGTTTGCTCCCGGCCGAAGACGGGGAGGTGGTGGCGTTGATAAGACCACCCGGATGCACATGGTCTCTCCTATATTTGAAGCGGGGCGGGTCTGGGTTCCTGATACCAAGTTCGCTGAAGAGGTTATAGAAGAGGTTGCATCATTTCCTAATGGCGAACATGATGACTTTTGTGATAGTATGACCATGGCTTTAATTCGTTTTCGCCAGGGTGGTCTTGTGTCTCTCGAAGAAGATGAAGAGGATGATTACGAACCCAGGCGGCGTAGGAATTATTATTGATGGTAGACGGTGTACAAAAACGCAGGCAGTCCCGCCTCCCCAAAGAAGACCCGAGAACCCTGTCGCAAGTAGGTGGTGACATCCAGCAGGGTCTAGGCACCGTGTTACGCGGTGCTATGTCTGCTGGTGAGTTTGTTGTTGAGAATCCTCGCTTGGTCGGTGAAACATTGGCGCGTGGTGCGAGCTACGCGGTACCCGGATCTTCTACGGCTGAGTTTGTTGGCATGGCTCCTGAGTTGACGAGCAATGAGCTTGCGCCGGGTGTCATGGAGCTCCTTAGAGAAGGCAAGTATGGTGAGGCTTCTTCGTTAGCTGCGTTTCTTGGTTTGGACCTTGCTCAGTTGTCGGGTTTCGGTACTGTTCCTGCGACCTTGATAAAGGGTGGCCGTGGTCTTGCCAAAGGTATTGGTGAGCTTGCGGACATTGCCGAGCAGCAGCGTCTTTTGAGTATTGAGTCTGGTGGCCCTCCGATTGGTGGCGGTGATATTCCTCGTTCAAGTGTCCCTACACGCAAAGAGATTGCTGACATTGGCGTGTCGATGGGTGAGGCTAAGAAGGCTGGCAATGAAGAGCTTTTTCAAGCTCTGAAGGCACAGCAGGCTAAGATGAAGGCTCGTTTTGACGAGGCTAATCCGAAGCAGGAAAAAGTTAAGCTCCCGACCACAAGTCCTAAATCCTTGATCCGGGTTACTGATAACGAGTATGACCCTTCTGCTGGTTCGATCCCGGGCTCGGGGTTTGAGGTACGGTCTAATGTTCGCAACGGCATTGAGACTGTTAATTTGGACAATGGCACGGGTTCTCAGTTTTTGTCGGCTCTTCAAGATCGCGGTGTTACGAAAGATGAATTACGTAACTCGGGACTTGGTTCTTTCTTGCAGCAGAACAAGGACCGTATAATCACTCGTCAGGATGTTCTGGAAGATTACAGTCTGTATGCTCCGCGAATAGACATAAAAGAAGTTCCCACTAGATATGAAACTTTGCAGCGTATTGCTGAAGATGATTCAGAGAACTACCGTGAAGTTATTTTCCGGAACCTGAACGAGCGTACAGGTTTTAACGACGATGTTGCTGATAGCAGTAAGAATAACTTACAGCTTCACTATAAAAGCGATAATGCAAAGGGTCAGTTAGGCCATGCGCGTTTGGCTGATATTGACGGTTCTTCCATTGGTCAGCCGGGCGGTAAGTATGAGCTTCTCAATGAGTATCAAGACGATTTCAGCAAAGGTCGTCAGATTATGGATCGGGCTGACCCTAAAGTTCTTTCTAAACAGGCAGAAAAGCTTCAGAATATTTCAGTTCCTTTTGCGAAAGGTGCTTTGCTTCAGGCTGACCGAAGACTGGCTTTGATTGACGAGGTGATAGAAGAGCTCGATCGCGTCGGAGCAGATCAGAAGTTTATTGGAGGTTATGGTAGTGTCAGAAACTCTTTAGGGAACACGCGAGACGAGATTCTTCGGCAGCGGAACTCTGTTAAGGAGCAGATACAGGATCCGTCAAAAGATTTTGTAGGCACACCAGAAGACCCAGAAGCAGGTTTATTCAGAGCAGATGTGCTGGACTCAAGAGTCAATGGCTCCAACCAAGTCTTGAGAGACATACCACTGAGTAAGTCTATTGAGGATGCTGGTTTTAACAAAGATCTTATGAAGCGTATATCACAGGCGACTTCCGATTCTATTGATGTTGTGGACAAGGACTACGGGCTGCTGCGCCAAAACTACAAATCCGCCTATTCTCGATGGGAGCAGACAGCGAACGCGTTATTGACCACCGGCAAAAACCGTGTCGAGCTTACTCCCGATAACGTACGAAAATTAAGCAGTCCTAAAAACGTCGCTGCCCGTGCGGAGTTTGATAAGGCTGACGCTGCTGTTAGAGAAGCGGAACTTAATAAGGATCTTGGTAATCTTGAGGGGAAACGGTATCTTGAGGATCGACAGGAAACCCATAAAAAAGACATCGAGTTTGCTGACCGGAAATTGGTAGAGCTCCCCGCTGAAATAGCGAAGTATAAAGAACAGATAAAAGAAGCGGAAAGATTAGGCGGACCCACTGCCCAGCTAAGAAGTCTTTTAACGATTACTGAGGACGCACTTAAAACTAATCGAACGAAACTTAAAAACGCAAAAGAACAATTTGCTAAGAACGAGACGGTTCTAAGGGACTATGACGCTAAAACAAAGGCTGCGAGAGAGATCCTCGAGACGCGGCAGTCTGAGCGAGGTGTTGTTCGAGATAGACTTAGAAGCGAGGGAGCCGATCTTGTTATAAGGGCGATGGAGTCTGGAACTATACCGGGCCGCGTTGGAAGTTCTAAAGAGCAGCATCGTTTGATTCTTGAGACACTAATAGAGCAAAGTATCAACAATCCTCGTTTGTCTGGTTTTGTTGTTCCTTCTCCTAGAGCGATTGATACTCAACGTGGAGAAGGGGAGGAAGCTTTCCAGTTTTTGTATGGAGACTTAGTTTCTTCTGTCGCTGAAAAAATGAAGAAACGGTATCCGGGTCTCGAGGTTATTAAGCGCAACACTGGTGGGAGTGACGACCTGTCCGATGCGCTTGTTATCAAGTTTCCGAAAGATCGCCAAGCAACAGAACCACTTGTCCACCGTTATGCCCAAGGTGGCCTTGTCATGAAAGGCATTGGATCAATGGGCAAAGAGGTGTTATAAGTAGTTATGTCACAAACAGGAAATCCTTTTGGTGGTCAGATTGAAGAAGCGATGGGTGCCGGTGGCCCCGCGTTAGATCCCTCTACCGAAACTGCAATTGAGATCGAGGGCCAAGTTCCGGGTCTCACGGACGAAGTACTGGAGGATATGATTCTCCAGATGAATGAAGACGGCTCTGCGGATTTCTTAGACGCAGACCCGACTGAGGTTTTGACGGAAGAAGAATATAGTCACACGGCAAACCTCTCTGAAATTCTTGACGACGGTATCCTGGGATCACTGTCCTCGGATCTCGGAGCTTCATTCGACGACGATATGGAATCTCGCAGCGAGTGGGAAGAAGCCTTAACAAAGGGTCTCGGCCTACTGGGTATCAACTACGAAGAGCGTGACGAGCCGTTTGCCGGGGCTACTGGAGTTACGCACCCCCTCATTTCGGAGTCGGTGACCCAGTTCCAAGCACAGGCATACAAGGAAATGTTGCCACCGGGTGGTCCTGTCCGCACGGTATGCGTGGGCGATGAGGCTCCTGAAGTTGTTCAACAAGCAAATCGCGTTGAACAGTTTATGAACTACCAGATCACGGAAGTGATGGAAGAGTATGATCCGGACATGGATCAGATGTTGTTCCATCTGCCGTTGAGTGGTTCGACCTTTAAGAAAGTTTATTTCGACTTGGCGCGTCAACGTGCGGTGTCCAAGTTTGTACCGGCCGAGGATGTGGTTGTTCCGTACTACGCCACAGACATTCGTACGGCTGAACGTATCACACATGTCATGAAGATGTCTGAGAACGACATTGTTAAGATGCAGTTGGCTACCGTTTATCGTGACGTGGATCTTGGATCTTCGGGCATGGACGATGACGGAGACTTGCAGGACAAGAAAGATCAACTGCAAGGCGTACGCCCATCCGCGATGGGTGATGATGTTTACACAATCCTAGAGATACAAACCTATTTGGATTTGGAAGGCTTTGAGGACACGGATGCTGATGGCGAGCCAACTGGCCTGAAGCTGCCGTACGTTGTAACGATGGAGAAGGATAGCGGCACTATTCTCTCCATCGTCCGTAACTGGGACGAAGAAGATCCGCAGCGCAAGCCGATGCAGACCTTTGTCCACTACAAGTTCCTGCCGGGTTTGGGCTTCTATGGATTCGGTCTCATCCATATGATTGGAGGACTCTCCCGAGCCGCTACGTCGATTTTGCGCCAGCTAATCGATGCGGGAACGTTGTCTAACCTCCCGGCAGGATTCAAAGCTCGTGGTGTTCGCATTCGTAATGACGATGAACCGCTGAACCCCGGTGAGTTCCGTGACATCGATGCCCCTGGTGGGGATCTTCGTAACGCTATCGTCCCGCTGCCGTACAAAGAACCGTCGGGTACTTTGGGTCAACTGTTAGGTGTAATCGTAGACAGCGGCCGACGCTATGCGGCGATTGCTGATCAAGCAATCGGTGACATGAACGCCAATGCTCCGGTTGGTACCACTGTTGCATTGTTAGAGCGCGGCTCTCGCGTGATGAGTGCGATTCACAAACGGATGCACTACGCACAGCGTCAGGAGTTTCGTCTACTGTCACTGATTTTTGCGGACACTGTTGAGGCATACCCTTATGCCACTTCGGCAGGCGAACAGATTGTACAGGCTGACTTTGATGCCCGTGTAGATGTGATGCCGGTCTCTGACCCGAACATCTTCTCCATGGCACAGCGTTTGAGCTTGGCACAGACTCAGCTTCAAATGGCGCAAAGCAATCCGGAGATTCATAATCTTCAGGAAGCTTACCGCCGTATGTATGAGGCTTTGGAAGTCAAAAACATCGAAGCACTGTTGCCAGCACCAGCGCAACCGCAACCAATCGACCCAGCCATGGAGCAGGCATTGGTGTTGAACGCGAAACCTATCCAAGCATTTCCTGGTCAGAACCACATGGCTCACATCCAGGCGCACATCGTGTTTATGCAGTCACCCATGGTACAAGGCGCACCCCAGTTCCTTGGTCCGCTGTTAGCGAACATTCAGCAGCGTATCGGTTACATGGCACGTGAGCAGGTAGCCGAGCAGGTTGCACAGCTTGGACAGATGCTGCCGCCCGAAGCAATGGAAGCAATGGTCGCTGCACGTGTTGCAGAATTGACACAACAGATTATTCCTTCACTGGCACCGCAACAGCAACAGGATCCTCTGGTTGGTATTCGCCAAGCCGAGCTTCAGTTGGCCGCGGCTGACCAGCAACGCAAGCAGGCGAAAGACCAAGTGGACGCAATGCTGGAGCAGGCAAGGCTTCAGCAGCAGAACCAGCAGGCTTATGATCGCATGGACTTGACCAAGGACATTGCTGAAGAACGCTCGGAGGTAAACCGAGAGCGTATCGAAACCCAAGAAGACATCGCAGTTTTGAGAGAAATGAACAAGAGACGACAATGAGTCTCTTCACATCCTAGCACGGAGAAGCTACAATGACCTTTCTAACTATTAAACTACTATCTGAACATGAAGGAGTTGGAAAGGGAATGTCTGACAAAGGTATGCCTATCTCTAAATGGGCTGGTCGCTGGGACGAGTTCTTCAAGTCACAACACAATCAACGCCCTGTATTGGCACAGCCTCCTGTGAAGAAGGTTGACGACAAAGCTGCGATTACCATTTAGGAACACAAAAGTATGAACCCTCAACAATTAAACGAATGGCGTATCATCCCACGGTTGCTAATGTTAGCAATGCTCGTAATGACGTATCGAGTTGTTGAGTGGTTCATGACTCTTGACACACCCACCCTTGAACAGGCAGGATTGGTTTCAGTTATGACTGGCGCGTTGACCGGCGCGTTTGGATTATTCTTAGGTAGCGGAAAGAAAGAGTAATGTTAAGTGTTATTGGGTCCCTTCTGGGATTTGCTGGTTCGGCGGTTCCGGCAGTTACTGATCATTTCAAAGCTAAACAAGAACAGAAGTTCGAATTAGCTAAAATGTCTAAAATGGCTGAATTACGTGCGGCTGGTTTCGACCAAGAATACCGTATGTATGAGACTAAAGCAGACGACAGCGAACATGCTCGTCTGGTTGAACATGATATTTCAATAAATAAAGGCACCGGGTTCATATCCGGATTGCAGCGCAGTGTAAGACCTGTTATAACCTACGTATTCTTCGGGCTGTTCTGCCTGATAGAATTAACTCTCTTACAACAAGCCCTGGAAACAGGTGCTAACTTTGCGGATGCGATCAATGTTCTTTGGGATGAAGACACCAAGGCAATTTTTGCTGCTATTATTAGTTTCTGGTTTGGCTCTCGTGCTATCGACAAACGGCGGGGCTCTACGAATTAATGGCATCGAAATCAAAAACTACCGACACCAAGCGGGAACCTATCAAGAAACGTACGTCCATTGGTAACTCAACACGTTCTAAGAATAAAAACAAACGAGCTACTAGGAAGAAGTACCGAGGTCAGGGCCGCCCGTGATTTTTTCGCGCAAGAAAAAATCGGAGTTGGTTTTTAGGACCAACTTCGAGGTTACCCCTGAGATTGCTCCGAGGTATCTTTCTCAATTGAAGCCTTCTTGGTTTTCTAATATGCCAAACGATAGCACAGACGCGAAAACGATTAAACGGTGTCCGGGCTTTGCCCTGTTTTTTCAGAGATCAATTTTAGTGCCTTCTTGGACAGACGTTGCTGTTAAGTATCATGAGGACGGCAGCTTTTTAGCGCGAGTTCCAAATCCTTGGCCGGAAGATGGCGATGGTATTACAAGTCACACTAGACAGCAGTATCCCGGAGCTTTTGAACAATACGATAATATTAAACTCACAGACTACTGGACGCTAGAGGGGACAAAAGGTTTAGACATCATGGTTGTTCCAGTCATGCCGCCGAACCCAGAATGGGAAGCGGCGACGGGCGCATGGGAACCTCATGCCGACAAACACCATGTCTTTAACGTTAATCTTTGGCTTAAAAGACCGCCCTTGGGCCAAGTGTGGGAGTACACTATTAAACGAGGCGACCCGCTTTGTTACATTGTACCACTGACTGAGACACTGCCTAAGGTAACAGCTAAAGTAGAAAGTGACCCAAATTACTGGAGGCGGATTGGTTTTGTGGGTGAGTTTGACGTAACCGCCGAGTACTTAAAAAAGAAGACAAAGCTAAAACGCTAGGGTATACTGAACCAAATCACAGGAGACGATGATGGGTAAAGAGCTTACCGAGAAGCAGAAAAAAATCGACATGAACAATGACGGTGTCATTGACGAAAAAGATTTTAGGTTAATCAATGCCGACAGAACTGGCGGCGACACCATGAAACTTAAAAAAGCTGACGGTGGCGAAGTTAAAGGCTACATGGGCGGCGGCATGGTCAAAGGCTACGAAGAAGGTGGCCTTGCTAAAGGTAAGAAGTGTCCGCATCGCGGCACTGTTAGAGGCACCGGTGCAGCCATTGGCGGCGCAAAGTTTACGGGAGTGAAGTAATGGAAACGATTATTGCTTGGATCACAGGTATCGTCGCAGCAGCCTCGGCTATTGCAAACGTGACACCGTCAATGCGCGACAACGAGATTCTCGCCAAGATTGACGACTTCGTGCAAAAGCTTGCACTGAATCTTAAAAAATAATGATGGAAATCAAAATCATCATCGGTGGTACTCCTGTACAATCGACGGGTGATGAAGGCTGTCCTATTGAAACTAAGGACGAAGCCAAGAACGAAGAAAACAAACTCCGAGCGACTGAGGAGTATAACTACGGTCTACCTACAGATCCAGAGGCCATTTGTGGCACCTGTTCTGCCTATAACATGTCCAGTCGCATTCTCGACTGCTTGGGTACCGACTCCGATAACGTCGGTTTTTGTGAAACGCACCGCTTTGTGTGCGAAGCCGAAAAGACATGTGACTCATGGGTAGCAGGTGGTCCGTTGACGGACGAGAGCTTTGCTAGTCATGGGGATGTTCTTTGAGAATATTAGAGTTTCTTTCCAAATATAAACGTAACCTAGAACAGCGCATCGATGATATATCGGTGGCGGTTACTAGCGGCTCTGTTTCAAACCTGGAACAGTACCGATCAATGGTGGGCGAGATCCAGGGTCTTTCGTTTGCTGTTGAAGAGATATCGACTCTGCTTAGAAAATATGATGAGGAAGACAATGAGTAGCGGACTAATTTTACCTGACTATGTGAAAGTGCAAGAAGAAGCGGCACAACGCGCTTCTGAAGAAGATGCGATGGAACGTATACCCCAGCCGACAGGGTGGCGTATATTAGTTATGCCCTACAAGGGGCGCGAAAAAACTCATGGGGGTGTCTATATTCCCGATGACACTAAAGACCGAGAAGCGTTGGCAACAGTCGTTGCTTACGTGGTTAAGGTTGGACCACTGGCTTACAAAGACCCCGACAAGTTTGGCGAACAGGGTGAGCCGTGGTGCAAAGAAGGCGACTGGATTTGTATCGGCCGATACGCTGGTTCGCGCTTCAAATTAGACGGCGGGGAGGTTCGCATTATCAATGATGACGAAGTTATCGCCACTATCATGAACCCTGAAGACGTAGTGCTATAGGAGACTAAAATGCAAGAAGATCAGGAAGAGCACATCATCGAAATCGAGGACGA